CAAGCAGATCTTCAGTATCGGTTGGACCAACTTCAATGATGTCATCTCCGTGGTAAACCTTAGCGACAGAGTTTGCAACAACAACAAAACCACTTTCTACATCTTCAGTACTAAGACCAGCACCAAGCATATCTAAGTCGGGGTATCTCATTTCAAACGCCAAGTCCTTACCCAACTTAATGATGTTAGTATGCTCTTTGTTTTCCAATACCTTCACCGAAGACAAATCTACTTCAATCTTGTTTGTATCACCGCACGCATCGCATTTAACACCAATATCAGCTGTCTCACCTACTGAGTAAGATCTCAACTTGAGAAACAAATACTCTAAGTCAAATGGTGCAAGGTCATCTACTCGAACCGGTTCGACACAATTCTTCATCACACTCTTCAATGCGTTGATCATTTGCTTTGTGTCTTTCGATTGCGAAGCAATCAATAACGTCTTTTCATCACCAACACGAAACGGAGTCAGTTTGACTTTTTGTTTCGTTGATGGAATCACATCATTATATGTTGGCGCCGATATCTTGATTCCACTCAATTGTCCCATAATTTACCTTTCATTTAAAAATAGCAATTTTGCTTGCTGCGCTTTCGATTGCAGATTTAGCCTTATCTCTAATGCCATCAAACTTGCTTGGGCCAGAGATTTCATAGTTTCTATATTTGAACGTAATCTGGAGTTTAAGAATATCACCAGACTCACTGCTTAGTTCCAATGCCCCAATATTTGATGGGTAGCACTCGTTGAATTTGTATACGATCTTTTTCTCTTTCCACGATGCATTATACTTAGTAATCTCCAGATGTGAGATGTAATCTTTGTAGTACGAGTGTTGTTTTGTTTGGGGGTTGAAGATAAGATCCTGCCACTGCTCGAAGAACTGCTTCTCGCGGAGATCTTCTGAGCAATAGTACTCGATAGTTAAATCAGAGTGTGTATGTAGAACACCTAGGTTTCTTGTTTCACCATACTCTCTAAATTCGGAGTTTTGAATGTCTCTAGCAGGGAGAGAGCATGATGATGTAAATAGATTGAGTGCCTTCATTTTACCACCCATATTGGTCAATGCATAACCAAGTGTTGGTAGGGATAAGTTGTTTTCCACTTGCACCGGTCCGAGATCAACCTTCAAATCGTTTAAAGCACCAACGGCGGAGTCTAGTGCATCAAAACCAGGTAAGTTAACATTGACGCGCGTGCCACCTTTTGAGAATACGTTAGATAATGAGCGCCCTGTAGCAGTCAACCCAGAAGGCGGGTATACTGTACATACCCATCTGTTGTTGCGTGCCAATCCTTGACTGGACATCTGGCTTTGAAAATCCTTAATATTCATTTTTTCCTTTTGCTGGCTGCCCAGACTTCTTTCATCGCTGCTTTTTCAAAACTTTCAAAAGGCAACTGTATTGCAATCTCCCACTCGTCCTGTGGAATCTCTTTTGGTCTCGTGACCAACTGCCCTACCAAATACCTTTTGAGGCAGGGTTTGGTTAGAGGGCTTGCTTCCAACGACTTCACAATTTGAATTGGAGAGTGCTTCTTTGTGAGCACAGCTTCCATCAATTCCGCTCTCAACTTTGGTGGCAAGTAGTGCAAGTTTGCACCATACCAACCATCAGTGGTCAACTCCAGAACAATCACCAAAGGATTGTTATCATAATAAGACAACTTGTCCTTCAACTTCGGGTTGTATGTGTAAGCGAACATTTTACCAGGAGTAATCCTACCTCTGTTAAGGGGTTTGACTACATCATCAATTTTGACAGGGCTGTCTTTGCGAATGCGACGAGTGAACCAGTACACTGACTCCTTTGTGCCTCGTTTCACTTGTGCTTCTGCCGCAAGACGGCTATATTTGATAAATAGATTGCGATCCATAACTGTAACTATTTATTAAGATTTCCTATAACAACAAAAGGAGTGAAAAATGAAAGCAACTAAAGACGCTGTTGAAGCAGCATTTCGGACTTGGAATGAAATCAGCTCAACACTGGACGCCAAACCAACAACGTTCGATACCATTGAGGAGTTTGAACCTTTCTATGAAAGATTGCTTTCAACATTAATGGAAGAAGAGGCCACGCAATAATATGCCACTATACACCTTTTATGATGAATCAATTGATACGGTGTTTGAGAAAACAATGAAGATTAGTGAGGTAGACCAATACCTCACTGATAATCCACAGGTCCATAAAATGATTGATGCCCCAAACATTATTGGTGGCATTTCAATGGACAGTGGGCGTCTACCCGATACGTTCAAAGACAAACTGCGACTGATGAAACAAATTCACCCCCGCTCTAAGGGTGTGGATCACTTAATTTAAACTATGACTGCAAAACTTTCAAAACAAGAGAAAGAGTTCTTTGAGCATAAACTTGAAGCCATTCGTGACAAAGTTGATTTGGAGGTCGATGATCCTAACTCAATGGACTTCGCACTACCATCCCCCAAAGAAATCTTTGACCACCTTAACAAATACGTGATTGGACAAGAGCGTGCAAAGAAGATTCTCTCAGTTGTCGCCCACAATCACTACAAGCGCTTGATCATTTATCGCGATAGCGGATTTGAGAAGCGTCTGGACAAAACTAACTGCCTTTTACTTGGACCCACCGGTTCTGGTAAAACCTATTTGGTTAAAAAGCTGGCTGAGTTTCTAGGTGTGCCCCATTACATTGCCGACGCGAGTGGATTGACTGCTGCTGGTTATGTGGGCAAGGACGTGGAGTCTTTAGTTGAAGGTTTGATCAACAACTGTAATGGCAATTATGATGCTGCTGCAACTGGCATTATCTTCATTGACGAGTTTGATAAGATTGCTAAACACAAAGGTGTGGGCAAGTCTAATAAAGATATTGGTGGTGAGTCTGTTCAACAAGCGTTACTAAAACTGATTGAAGGAACGACTGTTGAAATTGAAAAACAAAGCGGCACCTTTTCAAAAATGAAGATGCAGATTGACACATCAAATATCCTTAATCATTGTGGGCGGTGCTTTTGTTAATTTGGAAGAGATTATTGCTGAACGTATGAAGATCAAGAAGTCCTCAAATTTGGGTTTTGGGGCTCACGAAGACGAAGGTGTTAAGATTGACCACACTTTGTTAAAGCATGCAATCGTTCAGGACGTTGAAGAATTTGGCTTCATTCCAGAATTGCTTGGTCGTCTACCTTTAATTGCAACTTTGGATGAACTTTCGGAAGAAGATCTGTATAACATTCTAACACAAGTCAAAGGCAATTTGGTTGACCAATACCAACAGCTGTTTGACTTTTCTAAGAAGACTTTGGTCTTTGAATGATGAAGCCCTACGAGAGATTGCCAAGACAGCAAAGAAACTGAAAACTGGTGCTCGTAGCCTAAAAACAATTATGGAAACAGTCCTTCTTGACGCGATGTTTGAAATTGAAGACATGACCATTACGAAAGAGTACGTTGCTGAAAAAGTTCAAACACAATTTTTTGACCGTCCCGAAGATTGAGCAGAAGAATCTGGAGGAAGGACGTAAGTATGTAGGGGAGGGCTTTGCCTTCCCTTCCATCACGACCGTCTTGAGTCAGACCAAAGATATCTCTCATCTGATTAAGTGGCGTCAGAGAGTTGGCGAAGAGCAAGCACAAAAGATCACGACCGCTGCAGCGACTCGTGGTACGAAGATGCACGCTCTTTGCGAGAACTATCTTCTCAATCAAGACCTTGGTGAACTGGGGTACTCACAAGGTGAATTGTTGTTCCGTTCGATCCGGCCACACCTGGATCAGTTCGATACTGTTCGCGCTCTTGAGACCGGACTGTTCTCTAAGCGACTAGGTGTTGCTGGCACAGTCGATTGTGTTGCCGAGATTGATGGAACATTGACTGTGGTTGACTTCAAGACTTCTTCCAAAGAAAAGAAGAAGGAATGGATTGAAGACTACTTTATGCAAGGTGCTTTTTATCTGAACGCCTTTTATGAACTTAGTGGTGAAGTTCCCAAGTCAGTCAAAATCTTGATTGCTCTGGAAACAGGTGGCACTCAAATATTTGATCTTAGTGGCAAAGAGATCATTCAATACTCCAAGCAACTAGAAGAAAGGATTGAAAAATACCATGTTAATCAAACCAAGTGATATTTACAACACCGCTCAAGATGTTGTAACATTCATAGCAAGAGATGATATTGCGGACCATGACAAGAAGGTGATTCTTGAAATGTGCCGTGACTTCTACCAAGATCGTAACGAACATATAGTTGACCAATGGCTTACACAATTTTTACAGCGCACAATAGACAAGAAGTATCCTCCGACAGGTTTGGAGTAATTATGATTGGTGGATTGGAAAAAGAAATCAATTTCCAGAATATCACACAAATGATTGAAGAGTATAAGGTGGAGCATAACACCACATACATTGAAGCTTGTGTTGATGTGTGTGAAAAGCATAACTTTGAGTTTGAATCTCTCAAGCGGACTATATCTAAGTCTCTCAAAGAAAAGATTGAAGCCGAAGCGTCTAAGCTTCGTTTGTTGAAGTATCGGATCACTACGATTGATGACCTATGATGACACGAGAGGGGTTTGAGTGCTACAAATTGTATCTTGCACTCCAGCGTCACTTCTCATCGTCGTACGACTACTTCAAGTACAAAGGTGGGGTCAGTGCCACTACTGATGCATACAATAAACGCCCAGATTTTTTTGCCTTTGAAAAAATGGCTAAAATTATTCCAGAGGGCGAGCGTGTTGACTTCTTTGTCGCCCATTTCATTGAGAACTCAAAGGAATGGATTCGTAACATGAGCAAAGTCAAGTATGATGAGTGGAAGCACAAAACCAACATGATGCCCAACAGTTTCAAAATTGATCTTGAGTTTCTCTATAACGATGGTATGGAAACAATGTTCAGAGTTGATGGTGATATTCCCAGGATCCATAAGCACGCAATCAACAAGGACATTACCATTGAGAGTGTGATTATACTTGACAGCATCTTTCCATTCATTGACAAGCACAAAGAGCAAGTCAGTGTTCCGTTTGTGTGGCCCGAGCACGTTCAACGTTTGACCAAATATAGACCTTTCATTCTTGAGAAGATTGGGCAGCGCCCCCTCGTGTATCGCGAGACCGCCAAATCAGTGTTGGTCAGTTGAATAAATACTACATAAACTTCTTATAACAATCTAGACCTTGGATGTCTATAAACTCATCATTGACGAAACGACGAAGAAAGGAAAAAATCATGTCATTTCAAGACTATCTAAAGAACCGTAACAATGCTTTTAGCATGATGACTGACTCCCTGAAAAAGGATGTCACCACCGAGGCCCGTCGCGGCGACGACGATCGCATTTGGAAACCTCAAATGGGTCAAGATGGCACCGGCTACGCTGTTGTCCGATTCCTCCCAGGATCTGATCCCAACAAAACCCCCTGGATCAAAGTTTATGATCACGCCTTCCAAGGTCCTACTGGCAAGTGGTACATTGAGAACAGTCTAACGACCATCGGTCATAAGGATCCTGTTTCTGAGTATAACGCCAAGCTGTGGAACTCTGGTATTGAATCCAACAAAGATGTTGCTCGTAAGCAAAAGCGTCGCACTTCCTACATGGCAAATGTGTTTGTGATCAAAGATCCTGCAAACCCTTCTGCTGAAGGTAAGGTCAAGATTTATAAGTTTGGTCAGAGAATCTTTGACAAGATCATGTCCGCTCTCCAGCCTGAGTTTACAGGTGATGAACCTCTGAATCCTTTTGACCTATTAGAAGGTGCCAACTTCCGTCTGAAACTGAAGACTGTTGCTGGCTACTGGAACTACGACGCGTCTGAGTTTGAGCGTCCATCACCTCTGGCTCAGGATGAACAGAAGCTTGAAGCAATCTTCAACGCACAGCACGATGTTCACGACTTCATCAGTCCTGATAAGTTCAAGAGCTATGAAGAACTGAGCACCAAGCTTCATGAAGTGGTTGGCGGCGAATCAGCACCTGTGGCATCTCCTGC